GGCAGCGACGAACACCGGAGACCAATCGGCAGCGACGAACACCGGAGACCGATCGGCAGCGACGAACACCGGAAACCGATCGGCAGCAGAAGTAACCGGAAAAGAATCAATAGCCATAGTAACAGGGAAAGATAGTAAGGCTAAAGGCAGCATTGGTTGTTGGATAGTTCTTACAGAAAGAGGGGAATGGGATGGCAATGTGTATCCGATTAAAGAAGTTAAAGCTGTAAGGGTTGATGGTGAAATTATAAAACCTGACACTTACTATAAGTTAATCAATGGTGAAGTTATTCCGTGTGAGTAATCTATTCCCGGTTTGTCTTGATCGGCATTCCGGGAGCAATTTAAACCACTTTAAATAATATAAAATATGAAAGAATGGAATGATAATTGTCTTGAACTTTATGATAAGATAAGGCAAGTTCCAGACAATGCTAAAAAAACAATTTCAGCAGGTCGTTTAAAAGGAAAGACAGATATCAATCCTATGTGGAGGATTAAAACTCTAACAGAGCAATTTGGGCCTTGTGGATATGGTTGGCGTTATGAGATTATAAAAATGTGGAATGAACATGGTGCAAATGGAGAAATATCAAGTTTTGTTCATATCAACCTTTTCGTTAAATATAATGGAGAGTGGAGTGAAGGAATACAGGGGGTTGGAGGAGCTTCATTTGTTGCCAATGAAAAGAATGGTGCATATACGTCAGACGAATGTTATAAAATGGCTTTAACGGATGCTATATCCGTTTCTTGCAAAGCTTTAGGAATGGCGGCTGATGTGTATTGGGACAATGATTCTACCAAATATAATAAATCACAAACAGAAAATGATAATCGTAAAGTTTTAAACGCTTCTCTTCTAGGAAGAGAAGATTTGATGAAGTGGATTTATAGGAATGAATCTTTTGCAAGAGAAAACAAACAACGTTTTTCTATAATTAATTTGATAGAGAAGAATTATAGATGTACGAACGATGACATAAATAAGATTTCAGAAAATTATTATGAATATAAAGTAAATAATAGTCTACAATGAATAATGAGTTAATAATCAATAGAATCCCATCTTCCAAGACGGAACAGAAAGAGATGGCTAATGCTTTTGTCTCCAAAGTGACTGATGGTAATATAAATCCGATCGATGCGGTTATACAAATGAAAAGTCTATCAGAAACGATTAATGCATTCTTAAAAAGTGGAGAAATCAAAGATGCTGTTATAATAGAATGTGAGAAGTACGGAAAAGGAGAGCGTCCATGCTATAATGGTGCTATTTTGCAATTAAAAGAAACAGGTGTAAAATATGATTTTTCCGTTTGCAACGATCCGGTTTATAGCCGTCTTATTAAACAAAGGGACGATATAGACCAGCAATGTAAAGAAAGAGAGGAATATTTAAAAGCAATTTCAAAACCTAAAGCGGAAATTGATGAAGATAGTGGAGAAGTTTTTACCTTAAATCCTCCATCTAAACAAAGTACAACATCGTATAGTATAACATTTAAAAAGTAATAATATGAGTAGTTTATTTGGTAGTATCTGCCTTTCGGATATACCCCGTGAGCAGATGAAGAAAGTAATGTGCAAGGATGGTAAAGAGCGTATTTTCCTAAATATATGGGTAGGGGAGCGTAAAGAACCTGCTACATTTGGGAGTGCCACTTACACTCACTATGTATCCTGTTCTCCTAAGAAGGAAGAAAGGAAAGATGGGGTGAATTATTTCTTGGGTGATTTGCAAACTTATAATCCACAACCAAGTGCCCCAAGCATGGAACAGATTGATTCAGCTCCCTGTGTTTCTCCTGCAGATGATCTGCCATTTTAAATATGTTATACGATCTATCTAATCCATTGCAGGCGGAACAGTTCAAAACCCGTTCCGCTTTGCTTGTTAAAAACGGGAAAATAGTAGAACTTACAGAAAAGAAGCCGGTGCGTACCGATAAACAAAATCGGTATTTGCACGTCATTTTAGGATATTTTGCTTGTGAAACGGGAAATACTTTGGAATATGTAAAGCAAAAGTATTTTAAGATATTATGCAATAAAGACATATTCATAAAAGAAGTTTCTGACAAGTATTTGGGTAACATCAAAATACTTCGAAGTTCTGCTGAATTAGATACAGAAGAAATGAGTAATGCAATTACTCGTTTTAGGGATTGGAGTTCTGGGGAAGCAGGAATATATCTTCCTAGCCCCGATGAGGATCGACTATTACAGTTAATGGAGATAGAGGTTCAAAGAAACAAAAATTACATTTGATTCCAAATAGCTGTTATTTGGAAGTTTTGAAATAAAATAAAGCCAAATGAGTAAACAGTCAGAAAACAGAGAAAAGCAAGGGTTCCAGAAGAAATGCCCATGCTGTAATAATTGTCTTCACTTTACAAGTGAGATAGTGAAAGAACCTTCGTTTGTTCCTGGAAGTTATTGGGAGTGTGAGAAGAATCTTCGTTGTGGAATTGGTGGTTTTAAGGTTATTAAATCAAATTGGTGTCAACAACATAAGTTTGGTGAAAATAATGCGAAAAACTAAAGTAATCCACGTCTACCTGATCTTCGAAAAGCGGAACTATTACTTCAGTTCGGTAACGGGTATCTTCCGGCATTTATCCGAAGATCAGATAGGCATCAAACAAAGCACATTGTCTCACAATATGGAAAATACTATTGTAACCGGTAGGGCTATAATCCGCAAAAGTGAGCTGTTAAGATAGCTTTGTTAACCTTTTACCCCAGTCTGCTTGTCTGTGAAGATTGGCGGGCGAACATGGGACAAAATGGTCATAGGGCGCTAAGACTAAATGAACCGAAATTCTGAGTGTACATAAGAATGGATGTCATCAAGACCGGTGCCGGGGATGTGTGAGTAAATTTAGTCGAAAACCTATCCGGACGATACTTGTGCAGGTTCGACTCCTGCTTGTCCCACATAAATGTTAGCCACACATAAATGGCAAGGGTTAATAAATAATGGTTGTGCCCCGGAGAATATGCTTCGGGGCTTTTAATTGGAAAGCATGGAATATAAGACAATAATTAAAGGGAACGCTCCTTCTAAGGCTAATTGTTACAAGATAGTATCAATCAACGGGCACGGATGCCTAGCCAAAACTTCTGCATTGAAAAAGTATGAGGAATCCTTTATTTGGCAGGCAGGGAAGTTGAGGGATTTGAATATTAACGAACCGTTTGAGTTCTACATTGATGTGTACTACCCAAGTAGACGCAGTGATCTTGATAATGTATTAAAACTACAACTGGATGTACTCCAGCGAATCAAATGTATTAAGAACGATAACAATTGTTGCCTTATTCATGCACGCAAGTTTGTAGACAAGGAAAATCCACGTGTGGAGATAATGATTAAAACTTTGGATTAAAAAATAAAATTTACATTTTGATATTATGAAACAAATACACCCGGTAATGGCAGATAATTTTAAGAAAATAAACTGTCCATTTTATTATTTTGGAGAATGCACCGAAAGAGCGAAGAGGTGCGACCCTCGATTATGCCCCCCCCAAAAAAAAACGCATTAAAAATAAAAGAAGATAATCATGAAAAAGAAATCCGACAAGCATATTATCCGCCCTGACACCTGTGCAAAATGCAACAACGGGCGAATAATTCCAACCGAGAAAGGCAATCCACGAGTAGTTTATTGTAGTTTCTTTAACCGTCGGTTTGTTGCCGACAGCAAAAGAAACTGTATTCATGCGTATTAATATGAAATCAATAAAAGAAGTAATCAAGGAGATAGAACACATTCCGAAATGTCCGAGAAGTGGGGATATTAACCTTTATTATATCATAAACTTAATAAGAGAAGATATGAAATAATGTCGAATGTAAAAACTGGATTTCTTTATTATAACTCCGATACTGACCGGTTCAAAGATATACGGATTAAAAGACTGAAAAAAGATTTAGGTTGTGACGGATTTGCCGTGTATGAATACTTATTGAACGAAATCTACCGAGTACAAGGCTGTTTCCTTGCGTGGGACGAAAGTACTGCCTTTGACGTAGCCGAATACTGGGGATTGAAAGAAAGTAAGGTGAATGAAATAGTACGTTACTGTTGTGCTGTGGGGCTTTTTGATAAAGCACTGCTCTCTAATGGGAATATACTGACTTCACCATCTATTCAATCAAGATACGTAGAGATGTGTATTCGTGCAAAACGCAAGGAAATCAAAATTCCGGAAGAATACAACATAATTCCGGAAGAATGTAGAATTATTCTGGAAGAATACCTAAAAAAACAGGAAGTTTGCCGCAATAGTATTAAAGTATATATAAAGAAACCTCCTAAAGGAGGTAAAGAAATTGATTTGAATCCAATCATTTTAGATAAGCCTATACAGGAATGCTATGAAGAATTATCTTCTAATAGCTCCTGGATAGAAAGTGTTGTGATGAACAAAAGGGCTTCCGGACATTTGGAACTGAATTTGGAAAGCTTTCAGGAATATCTTAAACTATTTTTTGATAAACTCCAAAATGAAGGCGAAACACATAAAAGCCCTAAAGACGGAATGGCTCATTTTTCCAGATGGCTGGATATTGAGTTGAACAAGCCAAAGCCTGATATGTACAAGATGGAAAACGAAGAATTATTAGCTTCTTTATCCGACAGGAATGGAAGCTATTATAAGTTTCTTACCTACATTCAGAATTATGCACCGTATTGTTTTTCCAATATGCGAATGCCTTCTGAAAAAGAAGCGTTAATCATACGGGACAAATATGGGGATGTAGCTTTTAAAAAAGCGCTTCGTACTCTTGAAGGAAGGGTTGATATTCGTTCTAAGTGGGATGTTTTCTATTATGCTATTTTGAAACAATTTGAATACATGAACAATGGAAATTAACGTGCAATTACGTGATGAGGATGCCGAAAAGCTAGTCCTTGGCACTATAATGATAAACCGTGATGCTTTTGAAGAAGTGAGGGAGATGTTGAGCAAAGAATGCTTCTATAACTCCTTTCATCAGGAAATTTATAAGGCAATTATTCAGGTCGCATCTTCTGGTGACAGACCGGATATGATTACGGTAAAGAATAAGCTGGTTGCTAACGGTATTAAATTTGAGCCATATCTGTTTGTAAGCATAGCTTCTAACCAAACGTTTGATTTGGGACAGTATGCCGCTCGTCTCCATGACCTTGCCATCAGACGGAAATTTTATGAGATTGGGCAATATCTTGTTTCAAACTCATATACTGAATCAGAGGATATATTGGATGTAACCAATACTGTTTCTGACCAACTATCTTCTCTTTTCAAATCAAGCAGCAGCGTAATATCAACTATAAACGAAGGGCTTGAGAGTGTATATCACATGATAAACGAGAATTTGAATGGCGGAAAGCCTTTGACCGGCACTCCTACCGGATTTGAGAAGATAGACAACAAATCGGGAGGACTTCAAAAATCGGACTTGATAATCATTGCCGGTGAGACTAGCCAGGGGAAAACGAGCCTAGCGGTATCTATCATGCGAAATGCGGCATCTTTAGGCGCCAAGGTAGCCATGTATTCGATGGAGATGAAAAAAGAGCAAATAACGGCTCGTATTCTTTCCATGGAAAGCGGAGTGCCAGCAAATGAGATCATGTATTCCCGTTTGACAGAATCCCAGTTGCAATCTGTAGACAAGGGAATCGGGAAAATATCAGGAAAGGGTATTTATTTCGATGATCGTAGCACCTCCAATATTGACACTATTCTTTCATCTATCCGGTATATGAAACTTAAATTCGGAATAGATGGCGCTATTGTTGACTACCTGCAGATTCTTAACGTAAACATGAAGGGAGCCAACAAGGAGCAACAAATGGGAGATGTGGCAAGGCGATTGAAGAATCTTGCTAAGGAGTTAGACATTTGGATTATTGCTTTATCTCAATTAAACAGGGACAATATGAATCCGGTTCCGTCTTTAGCAAGATTACGGGATAGCGGTCAGATAGCAGAAGCTGCAGATGTGGTCATGTTGGTTTACCGTCCGGAAGTGAAAGGTAAGTCATATCCGGGAGATTTTTCCCACGTAGATACAAGAGGTACGGCAATGATAGATATTGCGAAAGGTCGAAATATTGGTTTGCTGAAATTTATTTGCGGCTTCAATGCTTGTACTACATGTTTTTATGAGTTGGATAATATCCCCATTTCAAGTGGAATGGTAAGCGATGAAGAAGATTCTCCAGCTTTTTAACGTCATCGAATTAAAAGGATCTTCACGAAGATGATACTTCAAGGTTATCCGGTAATCTGTAACGGTATTCATTATGACGGAAGGCATCTGAAGCCTATGTGCAAACGATGCTCGTTGTACGCTAAAGTAAAGCAGCCATTTCGTAAGTCATGGCGCATAAGTGGAATTGAAAAATGTATAATAAATCATGTTAGTAGGAACAACAAATCTTAATACTACCCTCAACTTAACCTATGTGTTGACAGATGTTGTAGAAACCCTTCTCTATGATTTGAGAAGTGAAATGGGGAAGCAAGGCTATGAATTACGCCACGATGCGAAACGTAACTTCAACACAGCTATAGCTTCTATTCGTAAATTGAAACAGGACGTTGACAAAACCCAGTTCTCCACACAGGAGAATTTTGGAAACGACTCCGATTGTCTTCTTGCGTTTATCAGATTGTTGGTAGACCGGTGCGGAGACGATGATAAGAAGATGTTCGAGTTTTATAATTACATCAAGCGGTTCCTTTCACAGCTTGGGTTGGAGCTGGCTGATGAGAAGAGTGTGTTTGCGCATATATTTGATAATTGATATTCATAACAGAACAGAAATGAGCGAAATAAATTGGTATATAATACCTGGTTTTTCATCTTACCAAATAAGTGATAATTTCCAGGTAAAAAGTAATAGAACCTCGAAGTCAAAGTTTATGAAGCCTACCAAAGAACAGGTTACGTTAAGATCAGATGAAGGTAATAAAGTAACTATGAGATTGCCCCGTTTACTCTTTGCTGCTAAAAACAATATTAATCCAATGCGTCTTTGTCGAACAGGGTATATTATCTGTATTAATAACGGTGAACCCTGCCTTATGGGAAAAGATGAATATCGCTCTTTTATTGTCGAACAGGTCAAAGAAAGGCGTAAATCAATGCCTATTGATTCTATACAGAAAAAGTATCAGGAGTGTATAGATGGCATTAATTATATTAAATGTTTCTTGGAAACAGGTGACTCGTCTCGACTTGTTACAATGCTATATAGCAGAGAAGATATTTTTGTTGGGTATATACTTAATACTCTACATGTAACTAACATAGATGTTGCAAAGGATATTTTCAGAGATGCCATTGACATTTGTCTTGATACTATCATGGAAAGGAAAAGAGTAGTAACCTCTATTTTCTCTTATATGCGGGCTATTTGTAGAAGCTTGTATGCGAAAAGAATGAAATATAAAATGCACTTTAAAGATGTAAACCATAATGAAGAAAGAAGATCTGTTTAGCCTGTTTAGCATCGAAGATTTAAACGATTTGCCTGGTGCTGTAATGAATCTTATTGAAGGGGATATCGATGTCAGAAACAAAGTTTATAAGGAACTCATACAGAAGAATAACGGAGATATGTCTTTTGACTGGTTTCAAGAAATCTATGAGGGTGAATTATCAGAACGTAAGCAGAAAAAACAAGATTTTACCCCGAACTCTCTTGGAATTCTCTGTTCTGAACTAACCGGTCAGACTGGATCAATTCATGAACCGACAGCTGGCAATGGTTCAATGATAATCGCTGATTGGTGGCAACGTTGTAGTAAAAAGATACCGTGGGAACATTTCCCTTCACAGAATATGGTAACATGTTGGGAGTTGTCTGCACGTTCGATACCTATTTTGCTTCTTAATTTGTCAATTCGTGGCATGATGGGATATGTTTATCATGGTGATGTCTTGACTAAGGAAATAAAACAAAAGTACATTCTTCTCAATCGGAAGGATGATACTCTTGCTTTTTCGGAGATAATAAAAGACACAGAGAATAAGCTAATAATAAAAAAGGAAATATATAATGACGATTCAAGAAATATACGATAGATGGCTTCCTGTAAAACGTAAGTTAGTAAAGGAAAGTACGTGTTCTGCTTATGTATACCAGTTTACTAAAAGAATACTTCCGATATACGGAGATAAAGAACCGGAATATGTCACTAATGACGAAATGCAGAGATTCATGCTTTCTTTAATTGAGGAAGGGTTATCGGTGAAAACGGCTAAAGACATATTCATTTCTTTCAAAATGCTTTTATATTATGCTATGGAGCGATTTGATATAAAATATGTCAAGTATCGTGTTCAGTTTCCTACTGCTAATATGGAAGGCGCTAAAGACCTTGAAGTATATACAGAGTCTGAACAAAGAAAAATTATCTCGTACATAGTAGATAATCCGAAACCCAAACGCCTGGGTATTCTAATCGGCTTGTGTACAGGAATGCGAATCGGCGAAATCAGTGGACTTCGTTGGGAGAATATAGATATTGATAACAAATGCATCCATGTAACTCATACGATTGAACGCATCGTGGATATTGATACTAAAAAAAGCAAGGTGATAGAGTCTACCCCTAAAACCGTAGAAAGCCGTCGTGATATACCGATGGGGCGTGATTTACTTGGTATCCTGAAAAAATTCAAGGCTTGCTATAAAGATAGTTTCTACGTAACTACTGGAGATGAGAAGTTTTGTGAGCCAAGAACTTATCGTAATTATTACAGGCATCTCGTTTTGAATGAGGTTGGTTTGGATAGGTGCATCAAGTTTCACGGTCTCCGGCACTCATTCGCTACACGCATGATTGCATCCAAAGCCGATATGAAGACGACTAGTCGTATTCTTGGTCATTCAGATGTGTCTACAACGATGAATCTATACGTTCATCCATCAATGGATGATAAACTTGATGCAGTTAATAAGTCTATGAAAAATTTATTCAAATAATTCAAATCAAAATCAGAAATGAGTGAATTATATATACCCATAGAACGTCCTACAAGAAATTTGGTAAATGGCAGGTTCCTGAAAGGTCACACCCCTCATAACAAGGGGAAGAAGTTGAAATTCCATTCAAGATGGAGTAAACGTAGATGCTTAAAGAATTTGGAAAAAGGACGTGGAGCATGGCACAAGACGGGTGCTGGCATGAATCGGAAAAGTGTAGTAGCTATAAAAAATGGTCAACTGTGTGGTATCTTCCCTTCTATTCAAGATGCAGGCAAGGCAACAGGGGTCAGCCCGTCCTTGATTAGTTATATCTGCCATAAGAAACCCGGCAAACACAAAGCTTGTGGTTTTGAGTGGTTCTTTGAGAATGATAATACTTGGTGTGATTTGATATTAAATGGAAATGGATGATAAACGAAAACAAATATTGGTAGATTACATATCATACCTGTATACAACAGGAAAGAACTATGATTCCATTGGCAAGTATATCAAGTATGTAACGGATTTTCTTGAGAGCGCCGAAGAAATCAATCGCCGCGGTTATTTGAAATATAAACATAAAAATGCGGATGCTATGGTGCGCCATTCGTTTATGTGTGCGGCTGTTTGTGATTTATTGTCTTATCTTAAAATCGGATATGGCCGACGGGAAAAGGCTGTAAAACCTTTGGAGAA